CGTCAGCCCGGACTGTCTGTGCGGCTAAATCCCGGGAATATTGAAGACGGGAGCATGAAATCAGAGGCTCCCGCCGTGTTTCTTAGACAGGGAAAGATCCCCAGATACTACGAAAATTGTAATACCCGAACGAATACCGCTCATATCCCTTCACTAAGAGATTATCTGAGACGAAATCGACACTCATGTCAGTTTCGAACTTTACGCGCTCCATGTACGACAGGCCGTCGATGTTGGTGAGCAAGAACCAAGCTGATGGTGACGTTAGGAAGTCTGCCGTCATGAATCCTTCTGGCAAACCACCTGCGGTCTCGACGATCGCGTTGACGTCGTTGTCCGCTGTGCCTGGGCGCAATTGCGTCTTCAAAAGACGAATAGCAGTTGGCTCAAGTGCAGGTGGAACGATCAAGCGACGACCGCGCGCAAACACCTTCAGGCCAGCCTGATCACGGAAGCCCGTACGGATGCCGATCATTGCGTTAAGCAATGTTGCTTCGTTGAGCTGAACGTCCGTTGCAGGACGGTTAGCAACAACGCCACCGTCGATCGGATGGTTGAACGAGCAAAGAGCCTGGCCGTCACCGCCAACCGCTGGGTTATAAACCGTTGCAGTGTTGAGCAAGTTTGCGCCATAGATCTCTTTCGTTTGCGCGAAAGATTCCATCAGGCCCAGGTTGGATGGAGCGAACTGACTCTTGTAGAGGTTATCGTCCACAGCCTTGCGCGTTATACTGTAGCCCAAAGCCAGTTCCGTATGCTCTTGATTATATACGAAACGCTCACCTGACGCATTGTCGAACGCTGTCTGACCGCCTTCGTTTTTCAACTGAGCGAGACCGAGGTAACGCATTTCAGCGGTACGCTCGACAGCCATTTTCGAGTCATGCTTGGTGAAGATCTTGTCGTACTGACTTGGGATCTGCTCGTACTTTCCTTCAATGCCGCGAAGGCCAGGAAGGAGCAGGTCTTTAATCTGCGAGAGATTAATTGACATGTTTCATTCTCCCCTTACGCGATGCCGGTCACAGCGCCGTTATTGCGCGTGATGACGTTGTTGAAGGCGACGATCACGCGGTTGTACGGTGTCGTCGGATCGGTGCCAGGCGCTCCGGGTGGGAACGTGTCGAGAGCAACGATGCGGAAAGGAAGAGTCGCAGCCGAACCTACGTTCTCAACATAAGCGCCGGACGTACCGGTGTTCACGTTGCCAACGCCAGCATTGAACTGGATGTTCTGACCGATCTTCGAAGCGTCAATTGCTGTCGCGCCAGCCTGTACGAGGAACTGCGCATTCGGATCGTTGATGAGGTAAGCCTCAACATCGCCGTTAGCGTCAGAGCCCGGCCAATAGCGGGACCAAACAGTGTGCTTCTGGCTGACAGAAAGATATTTGCAGCCAATGAAGATGCCAGCGATCGTGTCTGTGCCTGGCGTGCCTTGCTTAATGTAGCCATTAGCAGGCGTCACGAAGTCAACGACGTCGCCGTAGAAGATTGGAGTTGTATTGTTTGCAGCAATGCGCGCAACGACTTGCTCATAAGTCGGTGACGAACCGGTGCCGCGATATTGTAGGAACCCAAACGGCGTATTCAAGTTCGCCATGACGGATTCTCCCTATTACGGAAGACTCAGTCATCACACAGCGGGGCGAATCCTGTAGCCTAATGATAGAGCCGACAGTGCAGCTCTGGGTTTAACGCCTCACAGCGGGGAGGCGCGACAGCATTTAGCTCGTTGAAAATTATTATTAGTCCACCGAGCTGTAAAGAGCGGCAACGATGCCGCCCTTCATGTCGAATCCGATATCAATCTGGAATCGGTATCGGCGCATAACCCTTCTTAATTCGTGGCTTCGCTTGCGCATGGTCGCGCGGCAATGTGCCATCAGGCGTACCGGCAATTGCTTGCTCTTTCCAGCGTACCTGATCACGAGCGGCTTTCAGCTCTGCCTGGGTGTACTCGTCGTAGATCTCGCGCGGAATGCGCATGAGGATCGAGCCTTTCAGCATAATGGCCTCGCCATCGTAATCGCGTGGCATCATTTCTGGATGCTCTTCGAGCGGTACAGGCTGCCACCCACGCGCCTCAACGGACATCATGTTTGTTACCTGGCGCTGTTCATAGACGGACCAGGTACACCACTGATATTTCCAGCCTGGCTTCTCAATATGAGAGACGTCGAATTCGTCTTCGCTTGCATGGAACTTTAGCCCATGATCGCGGAGCTCTTGCGCGCGTCGTTTAGCCGATGCAAGCGAATCTTCTTCGCGCAATGGCGGACGCGCTGGCCCCGCTTGTTTTGGCGCGACGTTTTCATCGCTTTCGTGACGGCGCTTGAGCACCACCTTGATCTTGTCTTCTTCGCTCATTAGCTCGCCCTTTTCTTGTCGCGCATTTTGTTCGCGTAATATTGCTCATCAGTGAGGCCGGATATCTTTGCGATCTCACGCTCCTCTGCCGACAGCGTGATCGTACCTCTACGCTGACCGCCCCTGGAAACAGGCGCAGATGGCGGGGATACAGATCGACGCGCCTGGGGAGCCGATGCGCTCGACATTGGTCCATCATCGTCCTCGTAATCGTCGTCACGTTTTGCGCTGCGACGCGGTGCGCCACGCAACCCGACCTCTTCTTCGATGAAGGCAAAGTAATCAGGCGTATCGACAGTGATGCCGAGTGCTTGCGACTTGGTATGCGCCGCTTTCACAAGCAAGTCATTGCGACCCGTTGATAGGAAGTCGCGATGCGCACGAATCCACGCAGCCGACGATGGCGACATCCTCGATGCAGCATCTTCGATTGGGTCAGCAATTGGAGGAGCAACCGGTTGGACCGGACGCTTCATCTCGTTCTCTAGCGCATCCTTGCCTTTGTTGAGACGCTCCAGGTAATTCGCAGTGACCAGCATTTCTTTCTGGATCTCTGCTTCTTTCTGGTAATCGCCCATGCTCTTGGCTTCAGCCCAGGCAGCCATGAGAGACTTCTCACGTTCACTAAGCTGATTGATCGTGCCAACAATCTGGTTGTAGTTGGCGTTCTTGGCCTCTTGCGAGCTGCGCTGCGCCTCTATCTGCGCTTGATACGCACGCTGTTCTGCCTCTGCACGCAAACGCTGCGCCTCTTCTACCTGGCGCTTTTGCTCTGCGAGACTGCGTTTTAGCTCTTCGATGCCGTCTTCAGGATCAATCCCGTCATCTTCTTGCGAGACAGAGTCGGTTACTTGATCGTCGATGTTGTCTTCAGCTTCTGCCTTTGGATCAGCGTCAGCATTCTTTTCGTCAGCCATAGCGCCCTCCATCAGTAAACCGTGTCACAGTCGTTGATCAGCATTTTGATCGACGTATCTGCGACAAGACGACAGAGAACGCCGTTCACCAGCATGCTCGTTGCGGCAGCCGGTGGCAGTACGACCCAATCGTGCAGTTTGACTTCGATGCCCTGGAACCATGTTCCATCTTCATCGTGGAATGCGCTTGAACCGAGCTTTACGATAAGCCCGACCTTGCTCTGATAACGATCTTCATCGACCGTCTTGTCAGAGAGGTGAAATTTCTTGCCGCCAAGCGTCATCGTCGTCGGGCGCTGATACACAGCAACCAGGACGTTATTGTTGAAGACCTGTATGCCTGATAGATCTCCAATGTCTGCTAATAGTTTTTCTTTTGGATCGACCTCGTGCTCGATCTTTACATACGCCATTGTCCACTACTGGTTAGGATACTCGTTTACGCGCCAATCTTCTTGTTCGTGATGTGAGCTGCCTCATCCATCAGCTCCAAGGCTGTGCGCAATCCAACGATTTTTCCAGTAACGTGCCGATAATCTTCAAAAGATTTCAACAGACCTGTGGCCATCTCGTCTTTCAGGCGGTCTAGCTCATCTGCAAGAAGAACGCGCAGCTCGTTCTCGTAGACGTCAAATCTCGTAAAGCTTCCCATATGAATCCCTGCTTGTGGAAAGAGCGGATCAGAACCCCCTGCTCCGATCCGCTCCAGCTCTCGCCAGATGTCCGCCCTTAACGCGAGAGACTACTCTTAGATTGCACGCGCTTTCTGCAAGCGACCAAGTCCAGAACCAGCGCCAGCCATTACCCGTCCGCCAGCCTTGCGCATTGGAGGAGGAGCGCCTGCGCCTGGAGGCATTGGCATTCCACCTGGAGGCGGCATTGGAGGAGCACCTGCGCCTGGCGGTGGCATCATTGGCGGTGGAACAGCGCGAGGGGGAGCAGATTGCGGTGCTTGCGCAGCCGCGTCTTGTCCGCCTTGAGGCGCAGCAATGACGATATTGATATTCGTCTTGCCACTCTTTTTTCCTTTGCCTTTATGATCGCCATTGAGCGTACCGCCGAATGCGCGTTTTGCACGACCGCCACGATTCATCTTATCGTCAGCGTCATTGTCGTTCTCTTTGTCTGGGCCGTCATTCATCGTACCGCCGCAAGCACGCTTGGCGCGACCGCCGCGCTTCAACGCTTCACCGCTGTCGTTTGTGTCTTCATCAGACGCCATCGTATCGGCAATTGCTTTATCGTCGAACTCTGGATCCTTGACGTCCACAGGCTTTGTCTCTGGCGCAGCCTTCATCGGCTTAACGTCTTTCTTCGGCGTCAATGCTTTCTTGACGGCAGAGACCTTCAACGCGTCATCAGCGCCTTTCTGTAAAGACATGCTTTTTGGCGAGCCAACCTTTGTGGCGATCTTTGAAGTCTTCTCAGATGTCAGCCCATTGATTGTTGTCTTCGCTTTAATACGGCCGCCAGCTTTGCGTGCAACGCGATCGGCGCGCGCTTCGGCAGCCTTGCCTTCGACCTTGCCGCCAACATTGAATTTAGGCTTCGTTGTTGGCTGTTTGCCGGTTTTCTTATCTGCATCAAATACGCCAGCTCCATAGAAAGGCTTTTGCGAATTCGATCCGCCAGTAAGACGCGCAGCTTTTGCTCTCGCATTCTCCTGGGATTGTTTTCCTGTAATTAACGACATCGTACTTCTCCAGAGATTAAAGCGGCGTCCCGCTATCAACGCTTGCGCGCAGATCCTTTTGTTACTGGTAACGTCCACCAATCCTCGATCTCTTTCTTGCCGGTATCGACAAAGTGATCGTGGTTGTGGAATTGTTCCATGAATGTAGCTTCATCGACGCGCGGCTTAACGCGTCCACCCTTCGCAAACTGGTTCTGATCAGGAACAGAGACGGTGTCGCCATGCTTCTTTGGGTTGTAATCCCAGTAGAAGCCTTTCGAGTTGCGCGGCGCTAATTCGGCAGACACACCCTGGTTCTTTTTGCCCAGGCCGATGATCACGCCTTGCTCGCCATCTGGCGTCTTGTCATGCGGTCTAAAGTCATGCGTATCGCCATCGACAACCTTGTACCGACGACCGGTTTCTTCGTCGTGGATCCACTCTGGCTTAACATTCTTCTGACTGAACGGTACGGCAACATTGTCGCCGGCATCTAATCGCGCGCGCATGCCGTTTGGTCCGAGCCAATTAGCATTCGGATTGTGTACCGCTTTCGTTGATATGCCGGAGCTCGAATGCGTCAGATGATGGTTTGAATCACGCGCAACCAGACCTGGCACCTTGGTGTAGTCGTAGAACGTCGCCTCTGGCAGGGCATCGCGGAACGGTTTCCATACGGATGGGTGCAAGTCAGAAAGCGTGTTCAGGCGCGCGCCAAGCAATGCGCCTTTCATGTTGGCCTTGTGACTCGTACTGTTCAGCTCATCCAACAACCGTACCGCAAATGCGCGAGGTTCTTGCATCATGGCGATCGTGCGCGCCATGCTGTTACCGCGCGGCAGATTCCACTTGTAACTATCGTTCATGCCGCCTTCGAGCGCGTAGCCGCCTGACTTTTTGCCCAGGCAGTCAAGCCAGCATGGTGCGTGATGCGAGCACAGATTCATTTTGCCCCACTGCATCGCAGGAGACAGTGACAGACCCCAGGTGTCGATACCAAGGCCGCCTGGCATAATCGGTCCGAGCTCTTTGGCTGACTTTGCAAGCTTGGCGTTTTGCGTCAGCAAATCAATTGGCTCGCCATCCTTCTTGCCGATGTATGGGAGAAGCTTATCGAGCGCAGCCTTGCTGTTAATCGCACGATCCATGCGACTCATATTCAGATGCTCTTTGACAGCGTCACGGAAATTGCCGGCGAGCGTCGATGGCGTCTGAATCCTGGCAGGCTCATTCATACGATCAAAGAACAACGCGCTTTCTGGAATATCCGTATAGCCATTGCCGCCCAGGATATGGCGGATCGTTGGCGTATCAATCTCGTTGGGGCGTATGATCTTTGGCGCAACAGGCTTGAACGCTTCGCCGACCTTTGTTGTATCAGCAACCGCATTGGCAGCTTTGGCTGCATCAGCAACAGCATCAGCGCCCTTGAGAGCCTTAGCGCCCTTGGCGACTTTGGCAGCCACACCGCCTGCGCCAGGCACAAGCGCGCCCATCGCCTGGAAGCCAGCGTCAGCGTAATTGCCCTTGCGGATATTGTCGTATAGCGACGGATTATAACCGCCTTCGCCATCTGGCATTGCGCCGAGCGCGTCTTGTACGCCGCCAGCATTCGTCATTCCGTAACCCGTAAGAGCCGCCTTGGTTGCGGTCTTAGCGCCAGCGTCAGGATCGTATTGCGGCACCTGTTTCTCACCCGTATTGAGCTCTTGCTGCACGAATGAATGCGCGTCGGGTTGCGGACGGTTTGCGATATCGAGTGCTTCGTTGATGTGCTCTTGCGGATTGTCGCGCGCCATGATCGGAAGGTCGTTGGCGTACTTCTTATGCGACTCTTCTGGCGCAGGCATATCGTCTGGCGCGAACGACACTTCACCGTCTACTGCGCCATTCGTTGCATAGCCGCGTCTTGGAACAGCGCCGCCATCAGCGCGATAATGGATGTCTGCCGGATCAGCAAAGTGCTCGGTCTTTTTGTTGCGCTCATACGGCGTTAATGGGATCGTCAGGTATGGATGGTTCTCATCCAGACGACGCTCTTCCATCGTCATCTTTTGACGCAGTTGCGTATTGCGCGACTGTGCCTCGCCGCCATTAAGCAGGTAGGTCATTACCTGGCTGTATGTTTTATTGGGCTCTGAACCAGTCTTGTCTGACTTATTCCAGCGTTCCCAGTGAGGACTCGTTGCAGGATTCTCGCCGGCATTCTTCCAGTTGTCGCCCTTGCCTTGCCAATCTTCGTGCTTTTGGATGTGATGCTGGATCTCATGCAGAAGCGTCGTCAGGCCTTCATTCGGCGACATACCGACAGCCTTTTTCAGCGCAATGACATTCTCTCTTGTGCCATCGGGCTTTGGGTAAGACTCATGGTGATACGCGCCGCGCGCGCTTGGATCGAGCAGCTTCTGACGTCCGCTGCTTTTGTTTGGCGGATCAATATAGACGAGCGTGTCTTTAAGATGCGGATAGGCGTCATACAGCTCTGGATGATCGAGCATCGTATGAAGCGGAGCCATGAAGCCAGACTTGTTTGCTCTGTCTTCCAGATAACGACGCAGCGCAGGTTCTGAGACATTCGGGTTCTGGGTTTGCAACGACGGGAGATCAGCCTCAATCGAATGCGCCAGGCCTGCTTTCGGGTTGTACTTCGCCGTGTTGTCAGCAATCTCAAACGCCCAATCAGGTTTGCCGTCTGGACCCCAGGCATGCCAGCCGGTATCGCGCGTGATCTTGTCCATATAGGCAGGCTTCTCTTGTATCTGCCCTTCAAACAAATCACCGTATGGCTTTGGCTTTGTTGTGCCCGTCGCCATCTCTTGCGCGCGCTTTAATGCATCGAGGTCTGCCGTCTTTGCACGTTGGCCGGCGAACATGCCGATTGCGCCATCGGGCACCTTGTTAAACGCCGTACCTGAACCAAGGCCCATCATCGAGATGCCGACGGCATCCTTCACTGCCTGGTCAGATGCACCAACGCCTCTACCGCCGCTTGGATCATACTCGCCACGCAACGCCTCTCCAGGCTTCTTGACCTGATCCCACATGCCATTGGCAATATCGCCAGCCATGCCTGCGCCCATTGCGCCGTAGCGTTTCATCGGCTCTTCGCGCGGATCATGCGCGATGGCGTAGAGATCTGTGCCGTTGTCTGGCTTTGGATAATGCTCTTCGATGGATCTGCGCTCTGGGGCTGGCGCAAACTCTACTGACTCGCCAAGCGCACCGTTGTTCTTGTCACGCGGATCAAGATCGTCACTGCCGCCATCAGCAAAACCGATGCGTCCGCCTCTGCTTGCAAAATCTATCGCATCAGCAATGTCTGAACCGCTATCAGCGACGTCAACGCTATCGCCGCCATCATCAATCACATCACTCGCGTCTGATGAGTCCAAGCCATCAGGCTTGCGTACAGGCAGATCTGACTCAGGCGTCATGCCGCGCGATGGCAGATCTCCGCCAGACGGCACATTGCCCTTCATCCTGTCGATATCGGCAGGACGCGGCGGCGGCATCGGCACGCGACCAGCGGCGGCATCAGCTTTAGCGGCCAATGCTTCTAGGTCGTCAGGGCGCTGCATCGGGCCCTTGGCTGCGATCTGATCAATGCGGTTATCAGACACGCCGTTTGGCGTACCGCTATTGTAGTCGTAGTTGGACATCGACTTTTCCCACTGACCAGGCGGGAAAGGATTGCCGTTGTTTACGCGCTGAGTAATAGCGTCGCTGTAGGCAAGGCGCTGCGGCATAGAAGCAGCAAGGTTTTTTGGCTTCTCCCATTCAGCGCCGACAAGTGCTGTGGCCTGATGCGGATCTGTCGCTTGCTGGATCTGGTTATCAGCGCGCGCAATGACGGGGTTATTGGTACGCTCTTCGTTGAAGAATTGATTTTGCGCCTGGGGCAGCTTCCATGCTGGACCGTCAGAGTTGTTGAAATTGGCATTCGAATAGTTGATCAGGTCTTGCTTGCGCGGACCATCCCATTGTCCCTGGCCGATTGCCGGTCCGTTATTCTGCGCCTGGCCAAAGTTAAGGCCCGTTGGTGATTGTGCTTCTTTCGAGAAGTTGGCCGCATAACCATTGGCGGCATTGGGCGTCATGTTGCCGGAGTTAAGCTTGTCGTAATAGACCTGCATGCTATTCGTGAAATCGTAATTCTTCGGTATCCCATTTGGGCCCGTCGAAATCGGCGTCATGTTAGCGAGCTGGTCGATGTTATGCGGCGCAACGCCACCGCGTTTCATATGATGCTGAACAACATGCAGCGCATCGAGGATTGCCTGGTGATGATGCGCAGGTATCGGTCCGCCATTAGCGTAACCGTTCGCCAAACCTGACAGGAAGCCAGACATATTCGCCTGCCCTGTCAAGTTAGACTCGTCCAAGAGATTGCCCTGGCTGGCTAGGTCCGTGCTGTAATCACCAAAGCTTGGCGACTCCATACGCGTACCGCCTACTGGACCTGCAACATTGTTGCGCATGGCTTGCGAGTTATGGCTGGAAGACATGCTCCCACCATTCAAGCCACCAAATCCAAATAAGCCGCCAGAGCCTGACATCACGCCACCTCTTCGCCTTTAGGCCAATTAACCAGGCTGACCGCTGCGCTGTAGATGTCGGAGTAAACGACTTCACCGCTTGGCAGGCGTGCAAGGAATTGCTGCGTCACTGGACCGCGTGCAGGCGCAAACCAATAGATTGCGCCGCTTGCATTGCCGCCATTCCAGGCCTGGTAATAACGGAAGCGAACAACGTCGATCCAGAAAGCGCGCGCATTCTGATACTCATCGTACTTGCGCTCGAACTCTACGCGCTGATCGCCATAGGCAACGCTCGGCGGTATGCACTGATCGAACACAAACGCAGGCTCATTCTCGTAAACGCTGCCAATTTGTTGAACATCGCCCCAACCTATCGGCGGATCCATGACGACAACCTTGGTGTCGCCCCACCATTTGCCAGGCGATGGATAATCATCACGATACTCGGCAATGCCAAAGCCTTCGCGATATTCATAGAACCAGCTATCGCGCCAGGAATACGATCCGTCTTTGGCGACGTCGTACTCTTTGTAGCACATCGCCTTTTTCTCGGCGTCGTAGAAGATCTCGGCATAGAGATGCGGCGTCTCAGGCTTGATGCCCGTGTAGTAGTAAGTGATCTTGCCGCCGTGCGTGAATAGCGGCCAGTAATCCTTCATGCTGACAGTTGCAGTCATCACGCTGTTTCCTTCTGCGCGAGGTAGTCAGCGACGCTGATCTTGAGCGACTCAGTTGAGGCGCGCGACAAAAACATCTCGTTCTTTTCCTGCTCGTTGAACTCGATGACCTTTGCGTCGGAGCGTTCCCATGTCGTGAACGTGCCATCAGGATTCTGGATAATGAATGCTACGCCGACCGGACCAAGGTTCTCGGCCATCCAATATCGTGCGCCGCTGATTTTCGTTCCCCACTTCTGGGCATACGAGAAGACCAAGACATTCTTGTACTCAATACCGTGCCACGTCGTGAACGTCGGCAGGAACTCTTCATACACAACCGTCTGCTCGGCAGATGCGATCGTGAAAGGCTGACACTGCCAAGGATCTGTTTCGACCTTGTTGTAGTAATTGCCAGGCACATATTCGACATTGCCCCAGCCAATTGGCGGATCCATCACAATGATACGACCATCTGGATAGTCATCACGCCACTCAGCAACGCCGAAGGCTGTGCGGATCTGCATGAACCATTTGTTGAGGAACTGCGCATCAGCGGAGTAATTCTCCTGCGCCATCGAGCTGTGGTTGCTGTCGAAATAAAAATTCGTGGTGTAGGGAGCGACAGCGCCATCCTTGGTTGAATACTGGAACTGCCTCAGACCGGTAAAAAAGAACGGCCAAAAATTGCCAATGTAAATCTGCATCGGATCTGCCTTATCGCTCATGCCGCAACCCCTTCCATCTCTGCTTGTTTGTCGAACAGCACATTGACGACTGTTCGATATTTTGCTGCACGCGGTGATGCGCCTGCATGCAATCGGTCTGATCTGAAAAGGATCGCCCTGTTCTTTTTCGGGCTTATGCGATGCGCCAGCTTCAATGGCTCATCAGTGAAATCACGCTCTTCAAACAGAAACGTGTCGCCATCCGCGTCGTTGGCGTAATACAGCAATGTCTCTGCCGGTGTTTTCAGATCTGGATGCGGAAAATGATGATCATCGACGCCGACAGTTGCATCTTGCATCACCATATTCGCTTTCATGCGAACGAGTTGTGACGCGAATCTCTTGCCCGTCTTCTCTTCAAGCGCGTCAATCAGCGGCTTGAACTTGGCGAAATAGTTCGAGATGCCTTTGTTCTGATAATGCCACAGCATATGCGAAAACTGTGGGCGATCGTTGCAGCCATACTCTGGATGCGTCTCAATATCCTGTTTTGAGCATGTCCCGAAATTCAGAAAATACCATTGGAAATCATAGCCGGTGAGAAGCGACTCAAGCTCATCGGCCTGAGACGCTGGGAGGAAATCGTCCATGACGATCATCACTCACCCTCGTTGGGATATGCCGGTGTTGTACCAGGGACAGGTGCTTCTTGACCTTCAAGACGCTGCAACATGCCCTTGTCGAGATATTGGTTTGCAACCTGCTCGCCACCTGGCGTTGCTGCAATCTTCTCTGCGAGCTGAACAGCGGCAATGCGCTCTTTGCTTTCACGGTCACGCTGACGGTTTGTGGCGTCAATGATCGCAGCTTGATGCTTGGCGATCGTTTCCAGATTCTGCGCATGCAACGTCGCATGCTGAGACTGCATGTCGTTGTCACTGTTAAGGCGGTTTGCATGCAGCTCGGCCATCTTGAGCTGGGCCTCACGCTGATGCGTCTCGCCTTCCATCTGCAATTCAGCCATCTTGGCCTGGAGCTCTTGCTGCTTCAGTTGCAATTCAGCCATTGCGACAGGATCAGGCTGCCCACCTGGTTGCGGTGCGCCATCCTTCTGCGCCTTCAGCATATGAGCCTGCGCCGTCATGCTCTTGGCGTCGGCTTCCTGCTTCTGGATCTTGAGCATCGCAACCTGCGCCTGCATCTCTGGCGGCGGCTGATCGCGCTTTTCTTCCGGCTGCATGAATTGTTCTGGATTGCTCCAGCCCATTGCCTTTAACGCAGCAATGTCGATTGCCACCGGGTCGTAGAGAGAAGGATTGCCGGCCTGCAATTCTTTCAGCGCGAGGACTTTCATCTGACGCTGTAGTTGGCTCGCCGTGTTTGGATCAGCTTGCGGTACGAGCTCATATGTGTTGATCGCACGGATAAACTCTTGTTCTGTCCATTTGCGCGCCGGACTCGACTGATCGTGCATGAACGACTCAGGATGCTCGCGGAACGTGCGAACCAGCAAACGGAATTCATCAGCCTGGGCGCGATGCAGACGCTTATGAACGCTGTTCATCACCTTGGTTGATTGATCAATCATCGCCAGCGTCGTGCCAACAGGCGCATCCTGCCTGCCTTCGCCCACAGCCATCTCTGCCGTACCGCCTACGCGCTGTCCTGTTTCAACCATCGCTTGTACGAGGTTAAACATGGCCGGCCCTGGCTCTTTATACGGGAGCGGCATCACAGCCTGGCTGATCGGTGCGCCGCCAGTGCGAACCATCGCAGCGCCGCCAGGCGGTACACGAAACTGATTTGTTTGCTGGCGCGCGCCGCTATCTGCAATCAGAAAGCCTGGGAAATTCGCAAACATGCCGGCGTCGAGCATCTCGCGCCACATTGCTGTTACTGCTTGCGTCGTGTTGCCCAGTATATGGAGGAGACCAATATCGTAAAAACCCAGACCGGGAACAAAGCTGTATTTGACAAAATTCTTGCGTGCTCTTGGAAGGACATCGCCTGCTTCGCCCGTCGGCTCATCATAATTCCTGACAATGGAAAGGATCTCACGGCTGGAGACGTCGATCGTGACGCGGTACGGGATCTCTAGCCCGGTTTCTTTGCCCTTGTGCTTGTGCTCGAAGCCAAGGATATCGAGCTCGCAATAGCATTCGTAGATCTCACGATCTCTGTCCTCTGGGTTCATTGCATCTGGCGCAATGCCTTGGACGTTAGCTTTTTCTTGCTGAACACTATCCTGGTCTGACTGCATCGGCGTAGTCAGATCGACGTCGCGATAAACGCCGAGGATCTGCAATCTCTTCACAGTGCTTGGACGCATAAACACACGATGCGTGACGCGCCTGGCGTCTTCCAGCGTCGTTGCCGCGTTATTGACGATCAGGTCATTGGCATCGACTGACTCAGAAACAGGACGATTGCGCAGCGGACAAAAGTAAACCTTCTTGAAGCTTGTGCCGCCAAAGCCAAGCATGAACAGCATGCGATCCGTATC